TGTCCGAGGCGGTTCCTATAATGTCATCTTTCTCGACGAGTTCGCTTTCATCCCGAATCACATTGCTGACGACTTCTTTGCCTCTGTTTATCCTACTATCTCTTCTGGTCAGAAAACAAAGGTTATAATTGTATCAACACCACGAGGTATGAATCATTTCTACCGTATGTGGCATGATGCAGAGAGAAATAAGAATGAATATATTCCAACTGAAGTTCATTGGTCTGAAGTTCCGGGTAGAGATCAAGTTTGGAAAGAACAAACAATTGCTAATACATCAGAGGCTCAGTTCAAGGTTGAGTTTGAGTGTGAGTTTTTAGGATCTGTTAATACACTAATAAATCCAGCAAAATTAAAAAATCTAGTATATGAAAATCCTATACAAAGAAATGCAGGATTAGATATTCATGAACCTCCTCAGAAGGATCACAATTACCTTATCACTGTTGACGTAGCTAGAGGTTTAGGAAATGATTATTCTGCGTTTATAGTTTTCGACATTACAAAGTTTCCATATAACATTGTTGCTAAGTATCGGAATAATGAAATTAAACCAATGTTATTTCCAAGTATTATAGAGGATGTTGCAAAAGGATATAATAATGCATATCTCTTAATTGAAGTTAATGATATTGGAGATCAGGTTGCATCTATTTTAAATTATGACTTAGAGTATGAAAATATATTAATGGCATCTATGAGGGGTCGTAATGGTCAAGTGGTTGGAACTGGTTTTTCAGGTAAAAAAACACAGTTAGGTGTAAGGACTACTGCTGCTGTAAAGAAATTAGGATGCTCAAACCTTAAAACTTTATTAGAGGATGATAAAATACTTGTAAGAGATTATGAAATTATATCAGAATTAACCACTTTTTCCCAGAAACACAATTCATTTGAGGCAGAAGAGGGATGTAATGATGATTTAGCTATGTGTTTAGTTCTATTCGCATGGTTAGTTGCACAGGATTACTTTAAAGAAATGACAGATAATGATGTAAGAAAGAGATTATATGAAGAACAAAAAAATCAAATTGAACAGGATATGGCACCGTTTGGATTTATGTCTGATGGTCTTGATGACGCAAGTTTTGTTGATAATGATGGTGATAGATGGCATACCGATGAGTATGGAGATCGATCATACATGTGGGATTATATGTAACAAAATAAATCTAAAGCAAATATTAAACTTGTAAATAATTAAGTTAGGTGTTATATTAAGAGTGGATTGGGATATTGAGGTAAAATTATCTGAAATGGAAAGTATGATTACAGTTTACGAAAAGCACATTAAAGTGCTTGAACGAGAAAATAGAAGTTTGAAGGCTCAAGTTTTGTTTTTAACACAACAATTAGAGTATAAAACTTTTGGAAAACCTAATCATGAGGAGGACTAATTATGAGTGGCGATATGGGACTGGAAGATAATCCAGTAGTTTTTTATAGTCATGAGATGACTTTAACAAAAGCAATTCTTCTTAAACATAAAGGAATTAAATTGGATTATAAATTACTACAGAAGTATAATTTAAGTAATGCCCACACCAAAAGAGGTAAATGATTCATTAAATGACATTCGACCTTATATAGAGTCTGATGGCGGTTATCTTGAATTTGTAGAACTTGAACCAATTATTGATGAAGATATTAGAATGTATTATGGTGTTAAGGAAAAAGAAGAAGCTTTTATAGCGAAAGTAAGGTTAAGTGGTGCATGCTCAACTTGCGTAATGAGTGCACAAACACTTAAAATGGGTATAGAAAGACACTTGACACAAAAATTTCCAGAAATAGTTGGTGTCATGCAGGTGATGTAATGAATTTGGATGATCAACTAGATTTGGGTGAATTACTATTCACAGAGAGAAAATGTAGAATATGTGGCCAGATAAAAAGTTTGACAGAAGATTTTTACTTAACCAGAAAGAATAGAACATTATTATCTTCATATTCATATGAATGCAAAGAATGCACAAAGAAAAGAGTAAGATCAAAGAAGATAACAAACAATTGGATGTATCCAGATTGGTAGTATGATAATACTTTACTTCATATTATTTGTTTTAATAATAATTATTGCTAACACTCTTTACCCAGATTGGTAGTTCACGCATTGTTTCCCCACCTAAGAAGTGTTTTTTTCTAAATATTTCTAGATTAATTCTGGAATTTAAGGAGAAACAAGATGCCTCTAAATTTAGCATCTCCGGGACTCGTTGTAAGAGAAGTTGACCTTACGATTGGTAGAGTTGATACAGCAACCACAAAGGCTGCTGGTATAGTTGCACCTTTCCAAAAGGGGCCTATCAACGAACCAACTACAATTGAGAACGAACAGGACTTAATTGATAACTTTGGCGAACCACTTGACATCGACAAACATTATGAATATTGGTTAACTGCCTCTTCGTATCTATCATACGGAGGTATCTTAAGTGTTGTTAGATCTGACGACGATGATCTCAAAAATGCAACTGACGACGGATCACCTGAGATAAAAATATTAAGTACGGAGGATTATAACAATAAAGGTTATGATCTAAATGCACTTAGTAACACAATCGTTGCTGCTCGTAACCCCGGATCATGGGCAAATGATCTTAAGGTAGCGATCATTGACGGTAAAGCAGACCAGCAATTTACTGCTGGTATAAGCACACTTGCAGTTGGAGTTGGTGTTACCCAAGCAGTTCCTTCAGGAACAGTTTTACCGGGTGCAGGATCAACATCATTACTTGATGGTTACTTTAAAGGAATCATTACCGAAGTAAATGGAGCAACTGTTGGTGTTAAATTTGTTGCTCACGTATCTGCTGCTGGAGTTGAAACTTCAAAAAGTTATCAGCCCGGTGGAGTTTACGAATTTACTGGTGGAGTAATTAGTTACGGAATGGCTGCTAACACTGGCGGTGGTTCAACTACAACTGCAACTACACCTGTAGATTGGTTTGATCAGCAAAAAATCAATTTAAGCAATTCAACTATTAGTTGGAATAACATAGCGGAAAGACCCGGAACAAGTGCATACGCAACTGCAAGAAGTTCAAGATTTGATGAAGTTCATGTTGTTGTCATAGATGACAAAGGAACTGTATCAGGAAACGCAGGAACTGTTCTTGAGAAGCATTTATCACTATCTAAAGCAAAAGATGCTGAGTTTTCATCAGGATCACCATCATACTGGAGAAAGTATCTGTATAATAATTCAGATAATATCTTTGGAATGGGTGCACCTGCTGGTATTACAACTGCATCATTTGAATTCGGTGGTTTTACAAAAGAGACCGACAATGGTTGGGATCAAGATGCACAAGGCATATCATTTGCCGGATCAGGAGTTCAAACATTAACACTTCAAGGTGGTAAGAACTATAATGGTCAAACTGGTATTGCAACAGCTGGGGCAATGCAAGCAAGCATTGGTGGAATAACCGCAGGTTACGATCTATTTGAGGATAAGGATCAATTTGATATTGATTTCCTTCTTATGGGTTCTGCAAACTATCCACAACATGAAGCACAAGCAATTGCAAACAAACTTATTTCAATCGCTGAATTAAGAAAAGATGTAGTCGCTTTCATCTCACCAAATAGGGGATCATTCTTAAATGATTCATCAGTTGGCACAGGATCAGTTAGTTCTGCTGCTGATATTACAGATAATGTGGTTGGATTCTATGCTCCGATTACATCATCTTCATATGCAGTATTCGATAGTGGATACAAGTATATGTTTGATAGATTCTCTGACACATTCAGATATGTCCCACTAAATGGTGATATCGCTGGAACATGTGCTAGAAATGATATCAATAACTTCCCTTGGTTCTCACCAGCAGGAACAGCGAGAGGTGGAATCCTCAACGCAGTCAAACTGGCATATACACCAAATCAAACACAGAGAGACATTCTATACAGTAATAGAGTGAACCCTGTTATCTTCTCACCCGGAGCTGGTATAGTTCTATTTGGTGATAAGACCGGATTTGGTAAAGCATCAGCATTTGATCGTATTAATGTACGTAGATTGTTTATCTTCTTAGAAGAGGCAATATCTGCTGCTGCAAGAGACCAACTATTTGAATTCAATGATGAAATCACAAGAACAAACTTTGTGAACATTGTTGAACCATTCCTTCGTGATGTTCAGTCCAAACGAGGTATCTTTGATTTCAGAGTTGTTTGTGATGAAACAAATAACACTGCTGCCATCATAGATAGTAATGAGTTTGTCGCAGACATCTTCATTAAACCTGCAAGATCAATTAACTTTATTGGTCTTACATTCGTTGCCACAAGAACTGGCATCTCGTTCGATGAAGTCATTGGAACTGTTTAACTAGAGGTAATTAAAGAAAATGGCAACCCAATTTAACAGACCACCTTTAAGAACGATCACCGACTTTAAAAGTAAAATGGCCGGTGGCGGTGCAAGACCGAATCTGTTTGAGGTGGAACTCGTCTTCCCAGATCCAATAGCGATTGAGAATGACGTAAAAGAAAAATCAAGATTCTTGGTCAAAGCTGCTCAGTTACCAGCATCTAATATCACACCTATTGAAGTAAACTTCAGAGGTAGGATTCTAAAGATTGCTGGTGATAGAACCTTTGATACATGGACAGTCACCGTTATTAATGACGTTGACTTCGCAATCCGTTCCGCAATGGAAAAATGGATGAACTTTATAAACAAAATGGAAGATGCAACTGGAGCACAAGATCCAGCAGCATATCAACCAGATGCTTATGTTCATCAATTAGA